GTAGCCACTTTATTCCTTAAGAGTTGCTTTGTTTTTTCTTACAATATTCAATATCCGTCGTTCAGCTTTTGTCCCGGCGAGATAAGAATCAAGCATCGATTCGTCTGTTACGTTTATGATTGTAAATCCTGGTGCAGCACTCTCGCCAGAGTTAGAAGATACTGCACCACCTGCTGCAAAAGCTGCTCTGCCATACCTAATTGGAGAAGATTTAAAGCCAGAAAAGATATCTTTTGGAAGGGATTTTCTTCTAAAAGCTTCCAAAAAATTCAATCCGCCTTTACCAAAATATTTAATTGCATCATTAGGCTCAACATATTCTCCACTCGTTATGTTTATTTTCTTGTCATCTGCAGTGGGAGATGGTGAGACGCCAGGAATTTGTCCCCCTCCAGCGAAACCTTGAGATGCGATCTTTGATGACTCTACAGCTCCTTTCGCAGCGATTACAGCAGCCAAAGCGATGCCAGCATATCCGCCCGGATCTGTCAAAGCTTTCGTTACAGCCAGAGAAGTATTTATGAAAGATTCAGCAAGGGCTGCAGCCTTCGATGCAATAAATAATTCCTTGTTTTTCTTCCCAGTCAGATCATAAAGATCAGCAAACAAACTGGAAGCTCCACCAGCCAAATTAGATAAATTACTAAGCTCTTCTTCTTTCTGCCGAGCCAATTGATTTGCTACAAGCTTAAATCTTTCTTGATCCTGAAGAGCTTGCTGCTCCTTTATTGCTTGTTCATTTTCTGCTGCCTGTCTGTTAATTTCACTTTCGCTTGCTTTCTGCTGCCGAAGAAGATCGAGCTTGGTTTTATTGAAATCCTGAATTACTTCCAACTCTTTCTGGTGCCTTTCATTCAAAGCTATTAATTCACCTTGAAATTGAGCAGCCAAACTATTTGATGATTCTAAAGTTCTTATTCTTTGAATCTGATCTGCCTTTACTTGCTCTGCCTTTATGGCAAGATCATTTGTTTTCTCTTTTGCTTTAAGCAGAGCTGCATCAAGCTTTTCTTGATCTCTGAGCTTCTCGTCATTAATTTTCTTCTCTTCTTTGACCCGCTCATTTTCCAGTTTAAGTAATTCAGTATTTAAGTTTGTTCTCTTTGCAGCGATTTGAGCATTAAGAATAGTTATTTGATCCTGATTGCCCTCTTCCTCTGATGCTTTGTCAAGAGAAGCTTGAAGTATTTTTATCTCCTCATCCACTCTTCTTTTGACAATCGCAGCTCTTTCGCTAAAATACTCATTAAGAGAAATCTTCTGTTGATCATATCTTCCTTCAAGCGTTTCAGACTCCTGCTTTAACAAAGCATCTATTTCTAAGAAACTTGCTTTTGCTGCTGCTTCTGCTGAAGGAGTTAATTTAAGCTGATCAGCGATTTTATCAATGAAAGTTTTCTCTTTCTGAGGACCAGTGCCGATCGGACCTTTTGCAGTTTCATCTACTACTTCCTTGTATCGGAGAACCTTTCTTGTAATCTTATCAAGGGTGACTTCATACTTCTTACCATCTCTTTCAATTATGATTCTCTGAATCCGGCTAAATTCTTTAGTTGTTCCTGTCAACTTTTCAAAAGAATACTTTGCCAGATCTATATTTCCAGTAAGAACACCAAACAAAGATCCTGCCGCATATGCACTCTTAGCTAATACTTCAAAAGTTGTCTTGGCAACTGAGGCAAGTTCTTCCAACGCATCTTGATTATTATAAATCCAATCAGCAAGATCTCTTAATGAATCCCTTGTATTACGAATTAAGGCAATAAGATCTTCTCCAAAAATTGAAACAAATATAATTTTTACACCTTCTAAAGCAGATTTTACTTCTCGGATGGCTCCACCAATTCCTTCTTCCATCTGCTTTGCAATACGGTCTGCGGTTCCACCGGCTGCATCTAACTGATTTTTAAATTTTTCAAGCTCTTCTGATCCAACTTCAAGCAAAGCAGCCATACCAGGGCCAGCTCTTTGCCCGAACAAAGCCAGTGCTTCTTCTCCTCTAAGCCCTGCTCTTTCTAATTGTTCAATTACTTTTGCGAATCCTACAAAATTCCCATTTGCGTCTTTTATCTCTAAAGAAGTTTGGCCAATTCTCGCAGCCAATTGTTCCATCAATTCTCTCTCTTGATTGGTAGGATTAAAAAGAGCATTTAAAGCTCCTCTTAAAGCCGTACCTGCGAGTGTTCCCTTTAAGCCAGCATCTCCCAACCGGCCCAAGGACGCAAAGAGATCTTCGAAATTCGCTCCAAGTCCTTTAGCAATAGGACCAACAAGCTTAAATCCTTCTCCAAGTTCACTAAGAGTAGTATTCGATGAAGTGAAAGTTTTTACAAGAACATCATTGACTTGACCAAGATGTTCCACTTCTAAACCAAAACCTGACAAAACATTGGTAGCAATATCTGCAGCAGTCCCAAGATCAATACTTCCTGCTGCAGCCAAATTGAGAACACCAGGAAGGGCTGAGATAGCTTCCTCTGCTTCAAAACCTGCCATGCCCAGAAGTCGGAAACCTTCTGCTGCCTGGGATGAAGTAAAACGAGTTGTCTTCCCAAGTTCAAGAGCAGTGTCTGTCATTTTCTGCAACTGTCCTGCTGTTGCTCCTGTTACTGCTCCGACTTGACGCATTACATCATCAAATTCAGCAAATGTCCGAATTGAATCAGCAACTGCCCTTATCCCGAGATATGTTGTCCCGAGAAAAAGCAGTTGTCTTCCTAAAGCTCGAAGTCCACCACTTGCTGCTTTTTGGGCAGAACTGCCGATGCCTTTTATTTCCCCTTTTACTTTCCGAACATTTGCAGAGGCAGCATCTTGAAGAGAAACAATTATATTGAGTCTTGTAGAAGCCATTTAACTTCTCCTCCTCATGAATCTCTTCCAATTCTTTTCGTCAGCATGATAAGCGTATCGGCAAGCAATAGCCATGTCTTTCCGATTTCCTTCAAGAATATATTGGTGTTCATTCAGGGCATGGATATAAAATGAATATCCATAATCTAATACATTGACATGACCAGCTTCTATGAGATGGCAGCAATTTTTGAAAAGTTGGACAGTGCTGCTTCCTTTACTTCTTGAAAGGTTGCTTCGAGCATTTCCAGCACTCCCAGACTTTTCAGCACTACGAAAAAATCAGAATTTACTTCCTTAAAACCGTCCCAAAGTTCCATCACTTCAGACGGTCCCATATCTCCAAGTGCTTCAAAAGTAATGTCCGGGCAACAATACCCGATAGCTTTTTTCAGCATAGCAATTATTTCTGTCACATCATCAAACAACTGAGATTTATTTTCTTCCTTGGCAGAAATCTTCTTAATAGATAAAGTTCCATCTTTCGCTAATTCACCACCGAAAAGTTGTAGTATTTGATTAACTGTTAACTCTTTAATGGTGTAGGTTTTATCTCCTATCTGCAATTCCTTTTGTTTTCTTGCCATAGAACCTCCAAACTTCTATCAGCAACTATTTTTCCTTACGCCGTTGTGGTGGTCGTAGTGGAAGAAGTAGTTGTTGTCGTAGAAGTAGTTGTGGTTGTGGTTGTGATGTTCTTGATATCGAAGTATTCACTTGACGGATGGTTGGCAACATCACTCAATCCTTCCGCAGTAAAAGACATGGCCAAATACTCATCACCGATAACCTGAAATGCTCCATTCGGCTGCAAGGTGACTCTCCAGAAGTAATACTCCTGATTTGGGCCGATGGGATTATCTGTGATCATCTTCATGGCATACTCTTGATCTGTGTTAGTTAGAGCTGCAATAGTTCTTGTGCTCGCAGTCAGAGTGCCGCTGAAGAATTTGTTAAGGTTAGATGCTGCCATCTCATCCAGATCGAAATTGACTACATATTCCTGTTGTGTGACTGGATTGAGATCTTTGGTTTTGTTTCCTGTCCTGGAAGAATAATGTGGACTCCGAGTTTGAGTTGGCTCAATCTCGAACGAAGGACAGTTTCCGACATCCACATAATCCCCAGAGGAAGGCGGATTTGTCCCGCTCCAAGGAGCAATAGACAACACTCCTCTTCCGGCAGGAGTATAGAGAGACGTGCTATGAGGTTCCATATTAAATGCCTCCTGTAGAATGTATATATTTATGAACACAAGTTATTCTGAAAGCTCCAAATGGTGCCATGTAGGCTACATCTTCTTCCACTCTTACTATTGTTTCAATGCAAAGCCTACTTCTGGTTGGATCAGTAAGTAATACACGCCAAAGCTCATCAGCAGTGTCTGAAATTGTAGCATCCATATTCTCATTATCCTGAAGATAAACAAATATGTCTACAGTAAGTTCAGATTTTACCTGCAGGATCTCCCCTGCTGTCCGACCACTTTTGTATTCAACCGGGACCGGCAACCGACCAACTACAGCAGCAATAGGAAATTGAGTCACAGCAAAATCCTGCAACTCAGCATAAGAAGGCATACGCCTTGCTACAGTCTTTATAATGCTACTATCGAGACTCTCAACAAGAGTCTTGTCTGCGACAATTATTCTTTCCCTAAAGCTATTTGCAGCCATTATATAAAGCCTTCAGAAGTAAATCTGTTAACAATTCGTTGATAGTAATCTTCAGCAATCCGATTAATCAGACGGATATCTTCTTCACTTAACGCAAAGAATTCTCTTTTTTGATTTAACCAAAAAGCTTTTTCTGGATTACTAACATCGTTTTGGTCCTTTGTTGGTAAAAAGAAAATTGTTGTCTCTTTCTCTCTTTCTCTTTGAGACATAGAAGACAGCATCGAACCAGAGAAAAATAAATTTACTTTGTCTGCTGGATGGCCCTCTGCTCTTCTAAACTTAGCATAAGCTGGACTGTAAGGCTCAAAATCCTGACTATCTACATCTTTCCCTTCAGAAGTTCTCTTCTTTATTCGAAACATTGCGAACATTCCGATCTCAGTAGATAACTTCTTAGAAAAAAGATTCTTTTGAATCAGATCAAGAGCTTTTGTTATTCTCCCAATATCAGGAGAAAAAATGCCTGTTGGCTGATTCGCCATAACTAAACCCTTCCGAGCCTTCTTGGAGCTTGAATGAGAGTTTCATCAGCATCAAATACTCCGTTGCCTGAGAAGTCATAGCTTATCCCAACTGCCAAAACAGTTTCCAGCTCTTCATTGTAAAAACCTCTGAACTTTTTTGCCAACCTTTCAAAACCATCTTCTTCGGAAGACCCTTTCATTAAATGCAAATAGGCTAATTCAAGAGCCTTATAAACTTCCAAATCCTTGAGGGAGTCTTCTTCGACCAGCGAAGGATCAAAGGATGTAAGCTTAGGATCATATCCCAACTCTACTGCCGCCTTTTTATACCAACGGGCTTCAACAATTCTGTTGATAGTAGAATATGCCTTTTCTCTTTCATCTGACCAAGAGTCAACTCCCAAACCAAGGATATTTGGCCGAAGTGCGACAAGATCAGCATCAGTGCAATAAGTAGTCATACAGATGACTCCTTATGGTGATGGAGAAAATACTACTCTCCTGGTTTTACCCGAACTATAGGAACCTTCCCACCACCGATAACCGCTGGCTGGCCATCTGCTGTCAATCCGACACCTGGTGCAAGCGGAGCAGGTTCTTTCATTTTGTCCGCAAGCTCATTGGTGCGTCTTGGAGGAGCAGGTGCCTGAACCACCACTACATTATCAGGCGGAGCTTTCATATCCAAAGGGATTTCAGGATATCTAAGCTGGCGCAGAATTTTGATGGTCCTTTCGTCATTAGTAGTAAAAGTGCCCCGTGGACTGTTGTTGTTCTCTTCGTCATTAAAGTCCGCAAGGATGCGATTCCTTTCCTTATCCCAGACGATCGTTTCAAGTTGGGAGCGGAAAAACCGAACCACCAGTTTGTCTTCGACCTTGGTCATTGTTTCGCCTCTCTTTCTCTTTCGACGATCATCTCAACAACTCCAACAAACCCACGATGGCTTTATGCCGTTGTCGTGGTCGTAGTCGAACTGGTTGTAGTAGTTGAACTTGACGTACTTGACGTAGTACTGGTGCTGCTCGTAGTGCTCGACGTACTCGACGTTGTGGTTGTCGTGCTTGTCGTCGATGTGGTTGTTGTGGACCAGATTCTTGTTCCACTGGCCCTGAAAGCCCTCTCCAAGGCGGCAAAATATTGCCTCTCCCGAGGATTCCGCCCTGGATTGTTCATCATGAACTGCCGTAATTCTAAATGATCTTTACTGGACATTGCTTTATCTCCTTTCTCTTCAATTAATGAAGAATTACAAAGCCAAAGAAGACTTAGCTTGTCGCCAGGTTAGTGATTTTCCCATGATACTCTTCCGGGCCATAGTCAACTCCCATCTGGCCGTAAATCTGGCCAGATTCTGCGGCACCAGTCTTGGAGAGTTCTTCATAGAACAGAACACCCTTTTCAGGCACCGGCAGAAATACCGGATTACAAACCGCCAGATCTGCGATCAGCAACGTAGATGTTGGAACCTGCGGAGCCCAGATCACTCCAATCAACGCAAAGTCCGTCTCGATCTGATTTATATTCAGACCGCCAACATTCCGGCTTTGAGGCGCATAGCCATAAATTTCAGAGATCTTCTGTTTCTGAAAAGCATTACAGAAGATAACTGTATTCATGAACTCAGAGCCATTCGCTGCCATCGTTCTGATCAACTGATTGACCAAATCTCGGGAAAGCGCCGCATTGGAAGCGTTGACACTGTTGGTAGTAATACCGGTGATGATTCCACGCGTCTTTGCTGCCACCGCTGCTGATGTAGCTTTCTGATACGATCCATTGAGGAAAGTATATTCAGCATCAACAGCAATCTGACGCATATGGGTTTGAATCTGAAAATCTTTCTCGTTGGTCACCGGCTGGCTGTTGTTGATATCAACGAGGCCAGTAGTGGCATCTGCCGTGACCTGCCCTGTTACAGACTGCTTGGCGTAGGAGATCGTGACAGATCGATGAAAGATCTGAACAGTGTTTGTATCCTGTCCACGGACATAGGTCCACGGAGTTGGAGCAGTTAGAGAAGCAGTCTCAGTAATTTCTGGCTGAGCTGCAGACTCTAACGCATAGGGTTGGGCCAGAGGAAATTCAAAAGCAGCAACTGTTCTTACTGCGCCACCTTGAAGTCCTCCGATCATATTCAAAAACGGGGTTTGGTTTGCTCCGATCAGGTAAAGTTCCCCTGTATAATTCGGGCAATTCCAGACGGTGCCTGTCGCGTTCACATTAGCCATTTTTACTTCTCCTTTCAAAGAGAATTTGTTTTAAGATTCGACAGATCACCGCTCCAAAAGATTTACTTCGCGCCTTTTGATTTTTTGAGAGTAAAAAGTCTATTCTTCAAAGTAATCATAAGTTTGGCGTTTCCTGCATCCTGAGCGGCTTTGATCTGCCGTTCCAGGTCAGATATCTCATCTCCGCCTCCACCACCGCCTCCACCACCGCCTCCACCAGAACCTCCGTCTTTACTGATGAGAACCTCGTTTTTCCCTTCATATCTATCGATAATCAGGCCGATGGCTTCATCAAATCCTGCCGGGTCTCCGGGATTAGCCTTGGAATTAATCGGATCTTTACCGGCTGTATCATAATAAGCTACAACCTTCAGATCTTCCGCGCCATCTTCTTCGACTCGGAAATGATCCCCCCATAAGGCTTCAGCAGCGTCAGGCCGCATAGTGGTTTTCTTATTCTCTCCAACAAACCAAGGTGATTGGGCAAAACGGCTTGATACCATAAGCTTTCGGATTCGAGCATCCTTGCCAGCAAGAGCAGTAGCATGAGCGCCATTGATCTCTTCGATCTGTCTATCTTTTTGCGCCATCTTATCTTGCCAACCTCTATTCATCTCCTCCTTAAGCTCTTTTACTTTTTCTGCCTTTACCCAATCCTTGTCGTTGAAGTTCGCTACAGTCTCCAATGCCGCAACAGCATCCGCATGCCATTGGGTAATGTCTTCGACATCTTTGAACATAACGAATTTTTCGGTCAGAGCTTTTGCTGTCTCCCGATGCTTCTGAGCTTCCTTCCCAAGGTCCAGAATCTTCTGATACATCGAAGGTGGATCCAGCTCAAGATCTTCTCCTTGCGGATTGATGAAAGTGATCTTTGTACCATTGATCACTGGATTTCCGTCCTGTTCGGTTTTTATATTCCAATCCATAGCTATCCAGCTCCTTGTCCCATCCGGGAACATTGGGAAGAGATTACTTTTGTGTCCACAATTTCTTCTCTTCGATTCTTGGTTGATTGCCTCTCATTCATCAGATATCCACTCTCCCTCCTTTCTTTTAGTAGTATCATTTCTTTACTTCTTGAAATATAAAACTTATACTATGAAATGTTTCCAATTATCTACTATTAAACTATTTATGCAATAAAGTAAAGAACTTTTTTCAGAAGTAAATTCCCTTTCCTTTCTGATATTTATAATCCTAAGTTGTTAAATTATTAGTATCCCGCTCGAATTAACATTCCAACATCGAACATCCATATGAACCCAATTAACTTTCCCCTCTATTGTGGTAATATACTGATATCTTGTAGCATGACTGTGATTACTTTGAATATCTTCTCTTACTTCTTCAGCAAACATCCCTTCAACATCAAAGTCCAAAGCCCTTCCAAAACAATGTTGGGAAGTAAATGAAGAGAAGCTTGGTACAATCTTTCCCCAATCCACCATATCAATAGATTTCTCAGCAAGATCTTCAAAAGCACGAAACCCTCTCTGCTCAAATCTGTACTTTGAATCTTTAACCCATTTCCAATTATTAATACGAATCGGTTTGTTGAAATAAATCCGCATCTCATCGATTGTATACAAAATTCTCCAATCCATAAGTCTCCAGATCTGATCCGGATCTTCTTTCTCAACAACAGTTGGAGAAAAAAATTCCTCTTTACAAAAATATTGCGGATTAGGCTGATAATACATTTTATGCCTCAGCAATTACTTCTATTTGAACTATGCTTTTCCAAACATACCCGTCAGGATATCCATTCATATATATTTTGACATAGCAATTATATGTCCCAACAGTAAGGGTTTCTCCTCCTGCTTTTATTGTCATCTTTGCTCTCCGCTCTGAAGGAGCCCAAGAAAATACTCCAGAAGTGCTCGAACTATCTATTGACCAAGATCCGTTTACCTCGAAGAGAATAGCTCTTGTTACATGAGTTAGCGGAAATTCTTTCCAAATTCCATATTCATCTTTCCTCTTAAAAAGCAGATCGATGACGTTGCTTGATCCTAATATTATTTTTTCTCTTAGCATGATTCAAATCTCTCCTCTTGAGTTAATGATTCAAGTTTTGTATCGGTTATATCTGATATGGTAAACGTAGTTGTCGTCGTTGATGATGTTGTCGTCGATGTGGTTGTAAATGATGTTGTGGTCTGTGTACTCGTAGTACTTGTTGTAGTGGTTGTGGTTGAAGAAGTTGTACTTTGTGTATTGGTGGTACTGGTTGT